ATTCAGAAAAGGAATTGAATGTGATTGATTCTATTGCTGAAGACACTGCTTACCCTTTGATAAATTTCAATGGGGATTTAGTGCAATTCTTCGGTTCGAATCCTTCTGGTCATCCTTTGACTGTAATTATTAATGGATTAGTCAATTCATTATATCTTAGATACGTTTATGCTAGTCTCTCTCCAGAGAAAACTGCAGAAAAATTCCAAGATCATGTTGCTGTCATGACTTATGGTGATGATAATGTTATGGGTGTATCAAAGGATATTTCATTCTTTACACACACATCTATTCAGAAATGTTTAGCAGAAGTTGGCATTACCTATACTATGGCAGATAAGGAGGCTAAATCAATTCCTTTCATTTCTCTATCTCAAGTGAGTTTTCTTAAGCGAACCTGGAGATGGGATGAAGGTATTGGTGCAGTAGTTGCTCCTTTGGAAGAAGAGTCTATCGAAAAGATGGTTCTTATTGGAGTACGTTCCAAAACTATTCCTCCTGAAGCTCAAGCTGTAGCATCTATGGCTAGTGCTATTCGTGAATACTTCTGGTATGGAAAATCAAAATTTGAGGAGAAGAAGCTTCTTTTCCGAGAGATTATTGATGAAAATAGATTACATGCTTATGTTGAAGATTATGTCCTCCCAGAATGGGAGGATCTCAGAAAATCATTCTGGGAATCTTCAAAGCATGTGGATCTAGGAGACTCTGCTAAGTCTCAACAATAGCCGGTACTAGTTACCGGTGCACTTGGGATGTGCTAAAACTCATCCGGTTGGGTTCTAACGAACCCCCTCTTCTTGGCTTGGATCGTCTTGAAGTTGTATAAAATTCCGGTAAATGTATAACGAGGATCGCTCTCCGTGAACAGAGCGAGGGTTGTCCCAAGGTACCTAATCCTTGGGATTTCACTTGTATGCCACCGTCTTTAGACACAAGTGAAATGAATGGTAGCTTATCATTATCATACTCTGATGATGAGAAAAATGATGTTGTAAAGGTAAGATTACAATCAAATTTACAACAAGGAACAATGGGAGATGAAACTGAAGGTGAAAATCATGAAGTTGTTAGTTATGCTGATGGGGAAGCCGAGAAAGGCAGCCTCAGTGTGGCAGCAATTTATGATCAAGTTACTTCTGATATCTATACAGGTGATTATGAGTTAGGCTCTTTTTTAAGTCGCCCAGTTGAGATTGCATATGGAACTTTTGATGTTGGATCAAATTATTCTACATTAACTTTTTCTCCTTGGTTGAAATTTTTCAATTCTGCACAAATTAAGAACAAAATTGCTAACTTTAGCTACGTTCAGTGTAAATTGAAAGTTAAAATTGTTATTAACTCTACTCCATTTGTATATGGTATGTATGGGTTATCATATCAACCACTTGTTTATTTGAATGATATCCCATCTTACAATGATAACATTACTTGTTTGAGTCAACGACCAACTATTTGGATTGAAACTCATAAAAGTAAGGGTGGAGAAATGGAACTTCCATTTTTCCACTATAAAAACTGGTTGGAACTTGATTCTGGCACAGATGTCTCCAATTTTGGTAAACTAAAATTGTGGCAGGTTGTCCAATCAAAAGCTGCTAACAGCAGTTTGACTATTAAACCATCCTTTTCTATCTATGCTTGGGCAGAAGATGTTAAGTTGTGTGGTAATACGATTAAAGCTGTTATGCAGTCTAAATCTTCTAAGGGTAGAAAAACTGAACCAACGAATGATGAGTATGGTAAAGGTCCTGTATCTTCTGCGGCAACAGCAGTACAGGGTGCTGCGAGTTGTTTGAAGGATGTGCCTATTATAGGTCCTTTTGCCAAAGCTACTGAAATAGGGGCTAGTATTGTGGGTTCGATTGCATCCATTTTTGGATATACAAACGTTCCCGTGATTGACAATGCTGCTCCTATAAAAAGTATGCCTTTCCATGGTTTTGCATCTAGTGAGATTTCCAATGTAGTTGAGAAACTCACTTTAGATCCTAAGAATGAATTGAGCATTGCTCCAGGCACTGTTGGGTTACCGGATACGGATGAATTAGCCATACAACATTTAGTTTCTAAAGAAGCTATGTTGGGAACAGTTGAATGGACACAAGCACATGCTCAAGATACCTCCCTACTTAGAATGCAAGTGACACCTACTGTTTGTAATACCAAAGCAGAAACTGGTCAAACAGTTCTACTTGATACACCACTCGGTATGGTGTCAAGATTGTGTTCTAATTGGCGTGGAGATATTATTGTTCGAATGAGAGTGATAGCATCACAGTATCATCGAGGTCGCCTTCGAGTATCTTATGATCCTCAAGGAAATATCTTCGTTGATTCTAACTCTACCACTGTTGTTCAAACAAAAATTATTGATATTAGTGAAAATACAGATATACAATTTCGTATTCCGTATATGGCAGCCACCTCCTGGTTGCGCACACGTGCCACTGCTGTTGATGATTATGACATGATTACTGGTACCACTTCTTTATCGTACGATGAAGACTTCCATAATGGACGTTTTCAAATTAGGGTTCTAAACCCTCTTAGTGCACCTAAAGATACCGCACCAGCAACCCTTGTCATTTCCATTCGAGGAGCAGATAACTTTGAAATTGCGAACCCTAGTGATATTCGTTTTGGCAGCAATTACCCTAGTAACTTTGTGGTTCAAAGTAAGTCTGCGAGTGGAAATATTGACCCGGAAACGGGCGAAGAAGTTGAAGTCATGGTTATGGGAACTAGTTCACCACCTGTAGCTTCTCGTTACATGGTAAATATGGGTGAACAATTTCAGTCTCTTAGACCTCTACTTCGAAGAACTTGTATGGTGAATTTGGAGTTGGCAACGCGAACTGGTGCTGGTTCAAATTCAACTACATTCTTCAAATTTATACAATCTAAGTATCCACCGAGCTGGGGATACGATCCTGATGGAATTCATGAGGGAGATAGTCTTAAAACTCCCGGTACTGATAAAAGATTTAATTTTACTACAATTAATCCTTATACCTGGATTTCACCATGTTTTGTTGGTCAACGTGGATCAATGATGTGGCATTTCAATGCTGACTTCCCAGGTGGAGTTGGTAACGTGAAAGTCCGTCGTATCACTGAGACTGATGCAGATGTATTAGCTGAGTTGCGTACAACTAGAACGTTGTATGCTACAGGCAGTTACTATGATACAGCTCGAAATTCAATTATTAGATCTGGACCTGGTACGTCCGGTCAGGCTATGACTAATCAACGCACACAAAGTGCATTGTCTGTCTTAATGCCCCAATACAATAAATATCGTTTTGTTTCAGCTTCTCCTGATTTTGCCGTTTTTGGCACTGATGAGGATGATACTGAAAATGAGAAGTTTGCAGTTGAGGTGCAAATTCCTGCATCTACAGCTAATGCTCCATGTACTTTTGAGAGACATTATTCTGTAGGAACTGATTTTACATTGTTCTATTTTTTGAACGTGCCTCCAAGGTACATCTATACCAATCCAACTGCTGCTACTTAGTAGCTGGATTTTAAAACCATAAAGAGAGAGTATTTTTATACAATCTGCCGGTACGGTCGGCATGGTCTCCTTACGGAGTTCTAAAGTTTCGTAGCTCATTGAGAGCTTTCGTGTTTCCTAGAAGTTAAATATAACTTTGGCTGCGCTTGCGCAGGTATATGATTATATTACTATTGGGGGTATTTTATGCATGAGAGCTTTCGAGCTTTCATGTAGTTTTTGACCCTACATCAAACAATAGTCGTAAACTTTTAGGGGCACCGATCCATTAATCGGTT